CTGATTGCCGGTGTGAGGCGATACCTTGCCTGTCAGGAATTGGGCATTGAACCCGAATTCAGGATAATTGATTTCGATGATCCTGTTCAGGTAGAGATAGATGAGAACACACAACGTAAAGATTTCACGCCGGGCGAGATATATGCTATTGGTAAGTATATTAATGAGCGGGAAGCAAGAAAAAATCAATATGATAAAGTGCCCTGTCAAAATTTGACAGACCAAAAACCACCGAGAGATAAAGCAGCAGAAATAACCGGAGTTAGTCATGCTACTATCAGCAAAATCAATCAGATATATGAAAGTGAAGAAAAAGATATTATAGAGAAAATAGAAAAAGAAAAAATATCTGTTGATAAGGCTTATAGGGAAGTGAAAAAAAGAGAGAAAAAAGCAGAAAAGAAAAAAAAGTATGAAAAAATAGAATACACGGATGAAGATATTAAAATAATTAATCAGGATTTTAGAAAAGCGGATATAAAAGAAAATTCTATTGATCTTATACTAACAGATCCTCCTTATCCAGGGGAATTTCTTAATTTATGGGAAGACTTATTTATATTTGCAGAAAAGACACTAAAACCGTCAGGATTCCTGATTGCTTATTCCGGGCAGATGTATCTTGACAAGATTTTCAGAATGGATAATAATCTTATATACTATTGGATGGGAAGTTTACTTTTCCAAAGCAATCATAATCATTTAATCCTCGGTCGCAATGTCATCAATGAATGGAAGCCAATTCTTATTTTTCAGAAACCTCCATTTAAGATGATTAATGATGTTTTTACAGCTATGATACAAGACCCTTATGATAAAGAAAGAGAAATGCATGAAAAAAACTGGGGTCAAACGATAAAGCCGTTTGAAACAATGATGGAATGGTGTACCGATCCGGGAGACATTGTTTGTGATCCTTTTGCCGGAACGGGAACCACATTGATAGCAGCAAAGAGAAAAAAAAGAAAATGTATAGGAATTGAAATTGAACCGAAATATATGGATACTATTAAAGAGAGATTGCAGAATGAAGGACAGCCGATATAAGATATTAAGAAACATAAAAGAATGCGATAAATTCGGAAATGAAACAGGAAAAACTTTTGATTATGCTCTGATAGAATGGCAAAATAATGAGATCAATCGTTTAATTAATATAAATTATCCGCATGATTTTTCATTATGTGATATTGATGGAGTGGTAAGAACTTTTTACAGGGAAAATAATATTTGGAAAACGAGATTAATTATTTTTGAGTCAAAACGGGAACATGAAAAAATATCAGATACACAGCTTACAACATTATATGAATTGAAACTGTCAATTAATTGGAATAGGTTTGATAAAAGTAGTGGTGTTTTTTTGTTTATATTATATGATGATAGGATCATAGATGTTAATATATTGGAAAATATATCTAATACAGTTAAACCGGATATAAGATTATCTTGTATAAAAAAAGTTGATATAAATTATATTTATAACTGGTTTAGTGCAAAAGACAAAAGATCATAATTGTTAATAATTGTTAACAAAAATATTTGTTTTTCTGAATTTTTTTTTGTATACTTGGAGTTGTTGTGAAAAATGGAACAATATGGCGCAAAAACTAAGAAAGCTAAAAGTAAAAACAAAGCAAAAAGGCGGTAAAATTACAACTGCCGGGCGAAGATCATTGAAAAGAAGTGATTATGCTTTGCCTGGTGCGAGTGATAGACCGGGAATTAAGGGAAAATATCCTATTGATACAATAAAACGAGCAAGAAATGCTTTGGCCAGGGTGGCACAAGTTGGAACTCCTTATGAAATAAGGAAAGTAAGAGCGGCTGTAAAGAAAAAATATCCCAGCATTGGAAAGAAGAAAAAACAAAAATAGTTTATGCGAAAATTAGGCTGGAAACCAACAATGAGAAAAAAATAGAAAGTTTTGTGTGATGGCAGCAGCGAAGGGAAATAAATATGCGGAAAAAAAAATTAATTGGGAGGAATTCGACAAGCTATGTTCCTTTCAATGTACTTTACAGGAAATAGCCGCTTGGTTCAATTGTAGCGTAGACGGAATTGAAAAAAAGTGCAAGAAAGAGAAAGGAATGAAGTTTTCTGATTATTATAAGGAAAAAAGAAAAATAGGGCTTATATCATTAAGAAGAAAACAAATGCAGGTAGCATTGGCGGGGAATGTTACGATGTTAATTTTTCTGGGCAAACAATATCTCGGACAAAGTGATAAGGTTGATCATACAACAAAAGGAGATTCGATTAAACCTATTGAAGTTGTTGTATCTTCAAAGAATGAGGCAAAAATATTTGAGAATACTATAAAATATGTCCGTAACCTTAACTAACATATTTGCTAAGAATGCAGAAGCATTCTCTCAGGGAGAGAACCTGATCATTAACCAGGGAAGTACCGGCTCATCAAAAACATGGAGTATTTTACAGTTATTATATATAATTCTCAAGTATTCACCGAAACCAATAATTGCTTCTGTTGTAAGTTATGCTTTACCTCATTTGAAAATGGGAACGATAAGGGATTTTAACAGAATATTAATTGATTTCGGAGAGGATCCCGATCTGATCTGTAATAAAACAGACTATATATATAAGATTGGTAATTCAATAATGGAATTTTTCGGGATAGAGGGGAATATGGCTAAAGTTCATGGCCCTCGTAGAGACATATTATTTCTTAATGAATGTAATAAGAAAATAACATACGATCTATTTGATCAATTGCATACACGTACACGGAAAGCGACTTTTCTTGATTATAACCCGACTACTGAATTTTGGGTTCACACTAAATTAATGCCTAATTTCAAGCATGCCTATATTCATTCCACATGGAGAGATAATCCATGTTTAGGTGAAATTGAAAGAAAGAAGATTCTTGCAAAATATAATAAGCCCGGATTTGAAAACTGGGTAAAAGTATACGGTGAGGGAGAGATAGGAATATTAGAAGGGCAGATATTTAAGAATTGGAAATATGGAGAATTCGATGAAACTCTGCCTTATGGTTATGGATTGGACTTCGGCTATCACCCGGATCCGGATGCTATGGTAAAAGTGGCAATAGATGAAAAAAGAAAAAAAATATATTTGGATGAAAAAATATATACAACTGAACAATCCACACAAGAATTAATGAAAAATATAGAAATGAAAATAGATAAACCGGATGATCTTATTGTCGGGGATAGTGCTGAGCCAAGAATGCTAAAAGAAATTGGTAAAAGATTCAATGCTGTTCCTGTGAAAAAAGATGGTACAGTAGCCGGATGGTTAAAAATTATGATGGATTATGAAATTATTATTACTGAAAATTCATATAATCTGCAAAAAGAATTAAGTAATTATCTCTGGAGCGATAAAAAAGCAGGTATACCAATTGATATGTATAACCATCTTATTGACGCAAGTAGATATTATTTTATGTTCCAGAAACAAAAAGTAAACAATAATGTTTGGATTTAAACGAAAGAAAAAAAAGGCGGCAGATATAGTTGAATTCGAAGTTACTGAATTGAACCAGCTGTATCGTGCATTATATACGTTCATAACATCCGGGACTACTCTGGGCTATGACAGTCACATGAAGGATTATGTGAGAGAGGGATATGAAGAGAACCCTGACCTGTTTTCCATAATTATCAAGTTGGCCGGGATGTTTGCGGGCGTGCCGTTGAGGTTATACGTTTCCGGGAAAAACGAAGATCGTCCCGCCAGTCATAAGGAAATAGATCGCCTTATGTCCCGAACTAATTACTTTCAGACGTTCGATGAATTTCGCCGGATGTGGGCGGTGTCTTATTATCTCACCGGCAATGCTATCACTTATGCGCCGAAATATCCGAGTGGAGTCAATAAGGGCCGGATCACGAAAGACGGGCTTCTTATCATGCCAACACAGAACATACAGATCATTTCCGGGGGCTGGAGGGAGCCGGTAAGCAAGTATATATTAGATATTGACCAAACGTATAAAATAGATGTTTCTGATGTATGGCATGAGCGGTTTGCGCCGACAATGAGTTTCGAGGAGGGGAAGAATTTCATGGGCCAGTCGCCGGTGAAAGTGGTCAGGAAAATTATCAATGCGCAGAACGCCGGATATGAGATCACAGAGAAACTATATGAGTATGGCCATCCGCCGGGAATAATTAGCAAAGAAGATGCCGGTGGCAGCACTCCGGCGGAGCAGGAGGCAAGATTCCGGGAAGTATATAAGCGGAAATATCAGGGTGGAAATGATAAAAGAAACATTACAATTCCTATCTTCACGCTTGGAAAACTGGCTTATACGAAGATAGGATTTGATAACTTGCGGGAATTGCAGGTAATTGATATGAGCGAACACGGCAGGCGTATCTTCTGTAATGTCCTACAGGTGCCATCAGAATTATTTAATGATCCGGAAGGGTCAACGTACAATAATGTTCGTGAAGCTACGAAGGCTATATATACGAACAGAATTATTCCTGATATTAATGCTTTTGTTTCTGGTTTCAACCAATTATTGGAGCCGTATGGGGACTACTTTATCAAGCCTGATTATAGCGAAATTCAGGCCTTACAGGAAGATATGGGAAAAAAGGTTGAATGGTTGAGTAAGGCATGGAATGATAGCGCCATTACAATTAATGATTACCGAATAGCGCTTGGATTGCCGCCGAAAGATGGAGATATATATGATACTCATTTTATTACA